TATACTGACATAGCAATTAGCGATATTCAACATCAAGCTGGTCGTGATGACATTTATTCACAACCAAATCCATCTTATATTGACATTACTTTAGTTGCGTTAAATAATCAAATATTACCTTTTGACATTAATGACAGTTTAGACTTACAAGTTAAAGATACTTTAGGAACTTATGTAAGTTTATTTGGTGGCGACATTACTGATATAACTGTTGAAGTTGGCGCTACTGGATCAATAGCCACAGTTATTCAATACAACATTATCGCCATGGGGACACTTGCTAGAATATCCAAAGAAATTTGGAGTGATAACATTTCTCAAGATGAAGATGGCGACCAAATCTATACAATTCTTTCAAGCGTATTGGCTGGATCTTGGAATGATGTTCCAGCAGCTTCAACTTGGGCAACTTATAATGCAACAGAAACTTGGGCAAATGCAGTAAACATAGGACTTGGAGAAATAGATCAACCCGGCCTCTACACAATGACTGCTCAATCAAATGTAACTGACACCATTTACAATGTAGTTTCAGATATTGCTAATTCTGCTTTTGGTTACATTTATGAGGATAATGCAGGAAATATAGGTTATGCAGATGCAGACCACAGACAAACCTATCTTTTAGCCAATGGTTATGTTGATCTTGATGCTAGTCATGCTTTAGGTGCTGGACTTTCAACAGTAATGCGTTCGGGTGATGTTAGAAACGATATTTATATCAATTATGGCAATAACTTTAATTCACAGGAAACCGCTACAGATGCCGATTCAATTGCTTTATATGGTTATAAAGCCGAAAGTATCAATTCAAGAGTTCAAGGCTCAGTTGATGCTCAAGAAATTGCTGATCGTTATATTGCTCAAAGAGCTTATCCATTACCTCAATTCCAATCAATTACTTTTCCGATAACCAACCCAGAGATTGATGATTCAGACAGAAATGCTTTATTGGGCATATTTGTGGGTATGCCCGTCAATTTTGATAATTTACCAATTCAAATTTCAGAGGGTTCATTTGAGGGTTTTGTGGAAGGGTGGTCATGGAGCACTCAATTCAATGAACTTTTTTTAACAATTAATGTTTCACCAACAGCCTATAGCCAGGTGGCTATGCGTTGGAATAGTGTTTTAATCACGGAAACTTGGAATACAATAAGCAATACTTTGACATGGGAATACGCTACAATCGTAGCCTGAGGATAGGATAATATGGCAACTACCACGAACTACAGCTGGACTACTCCAGATGACACCGACTTAGTAAAAGACGGTGCAGCAGCAATCCGAACGCTTGGAACTGCTATTGATACAACAGTATTTACAAATGCTGGCGCAGCTGTTGCAAAAACAACTGTTGATGCAAAAGGTGATTTAATTGCTGGAACTGCTGACAACACAGTTGCAAGATTAGCCGTTGGCGCAAACGGAACTACACTTATTGCCGATAGTGGCGAAACTACAGGCTTAAAGTGGGCTGTTCCATTTACAGGAGTAAATAAAAACTATCTAATAAATGGTGGCTTTGCTGTTGCTCAGCGTGGCACATCTTTTACTTCAGGTGCTAATAATGATGATGCTTATACATTAGACCGCTGGTATATTCTTAGCGATACAAATGATGTTATAGATGTTACCCAAGAAACTACAACAGTTCCTACAAATGGCGAATTTGCCATAGCCCTAGATGTAGAAACTGCAAATAAAAAATTCGGTATAGCAACAATTATAGAAAACAGAGATGTAATTGGATTAGTTGGAAATACAGTTACCTTTAGTTTTAAGGCTAAAGTATCTTCTACTACTAAATTAGATAATGTTAAAGCCGCTATTGTGGCTTGGTCAGGAACAGCCGATACAGTAACTAGTGACATCATAAGTGCTTGGGGTGCAGAAGGCACAAACCCTACTTTGATTGCTAATGCTACTTATGAGAACACGCCAGCAAATCTAAATCTGACTACATCTTATGCCACTTATTCAATAACTGCTGCGGTGGATACTGCAAGCACTCAAAATCTTATTTTGTTTATTTGGTCTGATGTTACCGATACTACTTTAGGTGATTTTCTTTATATTGCTGAATCTAAATTAGAGTTAGGTTCAACAGCCACAGCGTTTGAATACGCAGGTGGCACATTTCAAGGTGAGTTAGCTGCTTGCCAAAGATATTATTATCGTTTTACTGGTATTGGAACTTCTTATCTTTTTCCTTCAATGGGTAATGATGCTTCAAGCCCAACGAATGGACAAGCACACTTAAAACTTCCCGTAACAATGCGAGTGATACCGCCAACTTTTGATACTGCCGGAACTTGGTTTTACGCTACCTTTGCTGGAGGAACAGTAATAACTTTAACAAGTTTAGCTTGGGCTAACAGTACCAGCAGAGATGTAGGCGTAATAGATGTTCAAGCAGCAAGTGGATTAAGCACTACTCTTAAATACCAATTTCTTGCCAACAATTCAACTGCCTCTTTTGTAGGCTTTAGTGCGGAGTTATAAAATGAAAATAATTGAACAAACAGATATAATGGGCAACACTTATGAAGTTGTTGTTATAGAAAATGAAGATGGTTCTTATACCTCAATGGCTAAGGCTTACTATGATACCGAATTTCCATCAAAGCCTAAAAAGACCATTACTCAAAGTGAATAAAAAGCCTTACTTATCTAAAGCTGCTAAAACGCTACGCGACCAGATCAATGAAACATGGATGGATCGCGATAAGCGCAGCGATGGGTGGATTGGTGATTCTAAACATGCACTACGACAAACCAAGTCGGATCACAACCCACGACCAGACGGAGAAGTTTGCGCGATCGATATTGACGCTGGCCTTTCTAACGAACAAGGGATTAGTCATGCTTTGGCAGATCAACTTCGACTCACAGCAAAAAAAGATAAGCGTATATCTTACATAATCCACGCTGGTAAAATATGTTCAGCAAAGTCGCTATGGCGTTGGGTCAAATATCGGGGCATTAATCCACACCATAAGCACATCCATGTAAGTTTCAAACCAAACCAAAATGGCGACAAGTTCGACATTCCACTACTGAAAGGCAACTAATGAAAATCACCAATAAGCAAAAGGCAGTCCTAAAGTCCTACTTTCGTGGAGTGTTAGTTTCATTCTTAACATTCTTAGCAAGTAATGAACTTGGATTAGATCCAGTTGTATCAGTAGTTATTGCAGCACTTGCAGGGCCAGCAGCTAGAGCATTAGATAAGACTGAGGGTGAGTTTGGTGTTGGTTCAGAAAAATGACACCGAACGAATTAGTCGCATTTGGCGTTGGCGTTATAAGTATCGCAACCGCTTTATTGCTGGCTCTACGATGGGTTATTAAAAGTTTTCTAAGTGAACTTAAGCCTAATGGTGGCAGTTCTATGAAGGATCAATTAAATCGACTTGAAAAGCGTGTCGATGATCTATTTACAATAATTAGCAAGTCATAATTTAATCATGGCGAACACACGGAAACACACTAAACGAAAAAAAGTCAACCGGAGAGTAGTTCGCCACACTCCTGAGCCTTTAAGTAAATTAGAGGTTTTCTATATTGCCAAACATGAAATGTTTAAAGCTGCACGCAAGGCTGGATTTAATGAGTCATGTGCGCTTTATTTAATGGATAATCGTGAGTCAATGCCTGATTGGATTGTAGGCGACAAAGGGATTATCCCAACTATTCCTACTCCAGATGAGGATGACGACTAAATTAAGCGTTACTTGGTAATTTCTGATTTACAGATTCCATACCACCATGAAGTAGCAGTTAAGAATGTCATTAAGTTAGCAAGGAAAGAAAAGTTTGATTCTGTTCTTTGTGTTGGAGATGAAATTGATTTCCAAACAATCAGTCGTTGGGCTGAGAAAACTCCACTTGCTTACCAACAAACCCTTGATGATGACCGAAAGGCAACTCAAGACATTTTGTGGGCATTAACTGAGAATGCAAAAGAAGCTCATATTGTTAGATCAAACCATACAGATAGACTTTATAACACTTTATTAAAAGTGCCGGGCTTGATTAGTTTGCCTGAGCTGCAATACTCTAAGTTCATGGACTTTGATTCTTTAGGTATTACTTTCCATAAATCATTCTACGAATTTGAAAAGGGCTGGATCTTGGCTCATGGGGATGAAGGCAACTCAAATCCCAATGCTGGCATAACTGCCCTAAATCTGGCCAGAAAGGCTGGTAAGAGCGTAGTTTGTGGCCACACCCATAAGTTAGGTATGAGTGCCTTTTCTGAGGGCTTAGGAGGCCATTACAGGCCTTTATATGGCATTGAGGTAGGCAACCTTATGAATAAGGCTAAAGCGTCCTATACAAAGGGCTTAGCCAATTGGCAGATGGGTATCGCTATTCTCGAATGGAATGGTAAAAACATGACTCCAACCCTAATTCCTATTAATAAAGATGGCTCATTTACAGCTCTTGGAAAGAGTTATGGGGCTTGAAACAGACTATAGGGTTCGCACGATTGATGACCATATCGATGACTTTGAGGATATTGGCGTTATCTAATCGTTATAAAACACGCGCTAAAAGACTATTGCGCTGTCGGTAATTTGAGTCATACTAAACCTAACTGAACAAGGTGTTCAGGATTAGGGAGCAAAATGGAAATTGTTGGAATGTGGTTATTAATTGCCGGAAGTATGGCAGTTACATGGTGGCTGATAAAGCACACAAATAATGAACACTACGAAAAT